GTCCGGGCGGTGTTTTTCGCCTTGACCATGGAAACGCACCGCGCCATCCAGTACCGGTCCGTAATGGAATCTATTTTCAGGGCGCAATCCACGCGGGAGTTGAGCACGGTCTTAATACTGTCGAGATAGGACATCAGCGTGGCGAAGTCTGCGGCGGCAATAGCTGCGTCCAGAGATATTTCCCGCCCCGGTCGGACGCTCCCCAACCCGTAAGCCCGGTCGAGGAGCTGGATGGTATCCGTTGCCTGCCCGAATGGCTCCTCATGCGTGCGCAGCCGCAGCCCGTAACCCGCCATGTCCACGCCGTTAAAGCTAAAACTCTTGGCCATTTAAATCCTCACCTGCTGCATCCGGTAAAGTTCCCGGGCAATCCTCGTCACATCCGCCTCTTCCCGCACGACGAGCTGCGATATGTTGAAGGTGTTAGTGATGCCGCCGCGCCCCGGCTGGCTGATTATTTCTCCCCCATGCACCACCGCGACCTGCGGCTGCCCCATGCGGCCCGGCACCGGCCCTTCCCAGCCGGCGAAGGAGGAAACCGCGGGTGTCTCTCCGGGTAAAGGCGGATATAATAAACCGCCCTTCGTTTGGGCCTGTTTTTGGAATTCATCAAGACTTTGGTTCACCGCGTCTATCGCGGTCTGCATGTCGCTGATTGCCCTTTCGAGAAAAAATATATTCTCCTGCTGAACCCAGAGTGTATCCTCGACGATGTGCTTGATTTCGTTGAGGCGGTCCTGGTATCCCTTTGCCGCCGTTTCGAGGTCGCCGACGATATCTAACTGTATTTGGAGAGCATCATTTTGCTTATCCATCTCGTCTCTGGCAGCAGCCAGCCCGAGTGTCAACTCTCCATCAGGTGCTAATTTTTTCCCTAATTCAGCGATTCGGTCGAACACCGTCTGCGGTGCTATCTCTACATTTAATCCCTGAATCGTTTCGATAGATTCTTTTGCCTGCCGCAGTATCGGGTCGAAATTTATATCACGCTGAAGTTCTAATATTTCTTTTTGTTTTTCAAGTGCAGCTATTTGTGCGTCGATTGAGCTCGTGTCAAACCCTTCAGGAACTTGCAACTTCTGTAATCGAAGTTGTTTTAGTTGTTCCTCGATACCAAAGAGTTGGTCCTCGAATGCTTGCATCCCTTCCAGATGCGGGTTCGAGAGAGCATCCAATTCGCTGTTGGCATCCTTGATTGCCTGCTCGAAATCTTTGACCTTTTGCGCAGCGGCATCATAACTTCCCCGAATCGTATCGAGGGAGTCTTTAGCTTTATCCAGTTCGTAATTCGTATCGGAAAGATTATTTTCCAGCCGGGCGATTTCTTCCGCATAGCCGGCGGAGGCGTCCTTTGTTTCCTTATATTGCTCTTTGGCATATTCGAGATTGACATTATTTTTCGCTTGCTCCGCGCTAAGCTCTTTTACTTTCGCCGCGGCTTCTTTAACCACCCTGGCGTGTTCTTTCTCGGCTTCTGTTAGTTCCCGCACGGCTTTAGAGCTACCGATGAAGAAGGATATTATCGAATTCCAGTTTTTCGCCAGCGCATAAATGCCGGCGGCTAATGCTGCCACCCCGATGATAATTAAACCGATGGGATTGGCGCTCATAGCGGTATTCCAGAGCCATTGCGCGGCGGTGACGATTTTCAGCGCGAGGGCCTTAAGATGAAGAAGGTTTATAACCGTGGTCAACCCCTTGGCAATAAGCGGTAGCGCCCAGCCGAGTGTCCCCAGCCCGGTCAGCATCAAACCGAGAATAGCCGTGCCGATGGTCAAAACCTGCGTCAACTTGGGATGCTCCGCTATCCAGTCCCGTATGCCCTGAATGACCGGCAGAATTCTTTCCACCAGATTGCGGAGTAGCGGCACCAGTTGTTTACCAATATCAACCACCAATTCATGAAAAAGATTCGATAATTGTTTCAGAGGATTAGCGGCGCCTTCCGCAGCTCCGGCGAATCTGTCCTGCATTGCCGCCAGATTTTCTGTGGCGGAAGCGCCCTTATCGATGACGCCTTTCAATTCCCTTATGCTTCCGCCTTGCCCTATGGCAACCTTGCCGACCATTTTAGCCGCCGAGGTTAAATCCATATCTTTAGCCGCCGCCAGGTCGGTCGCCAACCCCAGTTGCTCCAGCGCGCCCTGGTATGTTCCGGTGACGCCTATCAGTTCAACCAGAGCGTTACGTTGCTCATCATCGCTATAATTGGTCTTTGCCTGTGTGGCGTTGATATTCTTTTCTATTTCCACGGACAGGCTGGCATAATCCTCGCCGATGGCTTTCAACGCCGTACTCAACCGGTTGATGCCGATCTCTTCATCCAGCGCGGATTTCGTAGCAAATCCCAGCGCCGCGGTGATGGCGGCGCCGGCAATCGCCATTTGCTTACTCAAAAAACTAATGTTCGCCTGCGCTTTACCAAGACTCTTTGAAAAGCCGGAATCTTCCAATCCCAGAGTTACAAAAAGCTTCGCTATCTCTTTAGCCATATCAGTTCATCTCCGCAACTGTGCCGCCCGCGGCAATAGTAAGCGTTATCATCTGGTCGATGTTCATCGGTTCCGGCTCGGGTTTCCAGCCATATTGTGGGAAAATATCCCAGGGCATATAGACCGTGTACTTCGTTTTTTCCGTGCGCGGAATAGTGTTTAAAATGGATGACGCGATGATGCCCGTCCGGTAATCCAACCTTTCCTGTTCCGCTTCATAACAGCGGGCCAGGGCGACGAGTTGCCCCAGCGTCAGTCTCCAGAAAGCCCTTTCCGACAGTTTTAAGCAATAGCGTCCGAACGACAACAGCTCTAACCAGGTCGGGATTTCCCGGAGCGGCTCACCAAAGGGCGGGTTTTTTTAGCCCCCTCCAGCTCTGGCTCCGGCGCGGCGGCTTTTTTCGCTTCGCCGATTTTATCGAGAATTTCCTGCATATTATCCGTGGTGATGAGTCTGCCAACCTGCTCCAGTGTGAGAGTTTTATCCTCGTGGACGAGGCAGGCATACAGGAAGGCACGGAATTGTTTGACAGATATATCCTTTTCTATCTGATTCCGCGCCGACTCTTTCAGCAGGTTCAGCCCCGTCAGTTCCTCGAAAGTCGCCATGGCGTTGACATCAAAGCGCAGGCGGCGGGGTTTATCGAGCGTGATGAGAATTTCCGGGTTCGTTTTTCTAGACATAGTTCTCCTCCTTTGATTTCGACTTCGCTCTACCACAGGTAAATGAAAAGGGGAGGGTGATAATCCCTCCCCCAGTTCCTGTGGTGAGTTTATCGAACCATCGCTTTTTTGTTTCGGCTTAGGCTGTCTTGATGAGGGTGACATCGTAATCGCGGGTGGCATAGCCGGTCCTTTTGACCCTTACCCGGATGGCTACGTGCTGGAGAACATCGGTGATGGCGATGGCGCTGGATGTGCCGGCCGATGCCAGGCTGGATATGAGCGTCAATGCCGAGAATGTGGCGCCCGCCCATACCTCGATGATGGTAGCTGTTGACATAGTGGGCGTGACCGTGACACTGGTGCCCGTAGTTGTTGCCGCATAGATATAGGTGGATGCGGTTAAGGCTGGCGATAATGTGCCTGTATTAATCACCAACCCGGTCAGGTCGCCGGCATAAGTCACCCCGAGCACCGGCTTGCCGCTTAAAGCCAGCGTTACTGTCGCTACGACCTCGCCCTTGTGGGGCTGGCTCCCGCTATGGCCGGTGACAGCGGCCTGGCAGGTCCAGGTATAGGCCAGCGATGTGGGCCCGGTGATAATCATCTCCCGCATCGTGCCGGCTAAAAAGTCGGCAATGGCCGCCACCTGCCCGGCATTGGAGGGGACGAAGATAATATCGAAGGATACCTCCCCGGGATGGAGCATCCCCACGACAAATTCTTCCGCCTCATCCGGGCTGTCCTGGTTGAACATATCGATCTTGTCCCGGGTCATGTTGGGCATGGGGATGTCCCGGCAATAGCCGATGGGTACAGTGTTCCACTTTACCGTTGAGCCGAAGCCCTTGGCGCCTGGTGTTGCTGTCATTCTATTTTCCTCCTGCTATTTTTGTTTCGATTCGATTTAGAATTTCAATTATTTCATTAAGCCCCGATATCAATCGGGGCGTGGCATCCTCGTAAAGCCAGCCGATCCCATCGCACAAATCACATTCCTTTTCAACCTCACCCATGGCGTCCGATGTTACCGGCTCCTCGGTTGTGATTTTTCCCGCGCCTTCGCACTTGGGGCATTTCTCGTAAGCCATCATTCCCTCCTTTCATAGTGAGCCTGTCGAACTACTCCTGATACCCGATGTAGTAATCCTGCGGCACGATGAAAAGCGGAGGAGTAACCGAGCTATCGTAATCGTCCGATTCGTCATCGTAAAAGCAATCGAAAACGTAGACGCCTCCGGCGCCGCCCATTATCCCCTGGAATCCATCCAGCGCCGCCTTGACTAAAGCCGCGATTTGATGCGCCTCCCCGTACGTCAGCGAGTAAGCGGTGATCTGATAATGCGGATTGCCGATAGCCACCGGCCCGTCCTGCGTGTGCGTTCCCGGCGAAGAGACTTTGGTGATGACGATATACGGCTTGGCGACCGATTGCGGCGCTACCCCGAAATAAATGCGGTCCCCCACGTAATTTTTGATGCTGCTCTGCGCTTTGAGATACGTTATTAAAGCTGTTTCAATGAACATGTCGCTTCTTCCTCTTTACCTCTCCCCCTCTGAGAGAGGAAGACAAGAGCCTGCCCCGTACTTGATACGGGGTGAGGGTAAACATCAGACTGCCTTCTCGATTGTTTTACCCAGGTCCGAAGCAATATCGTTTCTGACTTCTTCTCTCATTTCATTCCATGATTTGCTGACGAAGGGATGCGGCGGCGCCGGCTGCGGACCCCCATGCCCGAACTCCACCAGGTGACCGTGCGGGGCTTTGCGCGGGCGGATGCCGGCAAACGCCACAGCGCTGGAGCCGACCTTCTCCGGATAAGCCGTAGCATAAGGAGAACCTTCCAGGTTGCCGGTGTGCCGCTTGAACTGCGACTGGATGTTTTGCTTTATCCGGCCTTTGACTTTATTAGCAGCGCGGAGCAGAATCTTGGTCTTTTCTTCCGTGACCTCTTTAATGAGCTGGTTGGCATTCCTCTCCAGCTCATCGATGCCTTTTAAATAAAACTGCACGCCTGCGGGCATGATGTTCTCCTTCACCCCGAGCCTGCTGAGGGGAAATAAAAATACCTTGAGCACCTGCTCAAGGTATGAAAGCCCCTCGAATCCGTCATTCCGTACTTGATACGGAATCCAGGCGGGAGGGGCGATTATTCCATGCCAAATATTTTTACTTGCTGCTTTTAATTTTCATCCGGCGCCGCTGCGCCCGATTAAGGCGGATTTCCTTAACTATCTTATTTTCTTTGTCCACAAAGCGCACCAGCTTCGTCGGTGATGGCGTGAAACTCATAATCTGCTCCTTTTAGTCCTGCGCCTCTTTACAGTTGAACCAAATCTCCGCGTCTTTCTCTTTCACGTTGGCGATGGAGAGAATCACAATAGTCCGGCCGCCATAGCCAATGCGCCAGTCCGCTTTAACGTCGCTCCGATAGCGGATGCGGATAACCCCCTGCACCTCCGCGTTGAGCTGCTTCGCCGCCTCGAACCGCCGCCCGCTGCCCCAATCTATCGCCGACCAGACCGTCGCCACGTCAGCGTAAGTCGTCACCAGGTCCCCAAAGCTGCTCGGGGTATGAACGGGTTTCTGTAGGATGATTCGGCTATTCAACTGTCCGGCTCTCATTAATATGCCTTCTCCCCGCAGATTAAAGCCTCCGCCGCCATCGGCACCTGGATTACGGATATCCCGGTGATTACCTCTTCCCGGTGCTCATAGAAATGCCCGATGAGCAATAAAAGTCCCTGCCGGATGTTCGCCGGCACATCGCTCCCGGCGTTCCCGTATCCGGCAATAAAAGTCACGCAAATGCCGTTGTGTGGGCGCAGCGTGGTGCTGGGCCAGACCTGCCCGTATTTCAAATAAATCTTCGGTTTATACTGGTCTTCTTTATCGAGGGCGATGCCCGTCGCATAATAAGCCGTGTCGTCGGTCCCGTAATAGGTAATCGTGCCGGACGCCGTCGCCGTCCCTGTCCCCGTCCCTGCCCCGGTCGCCTTAAAGCATACGCCGACCGTGTTCGCCGCCGCGCCGATAGCGATAAAATTAGTCGTGCCCACCGTTAAAATCCGGTAGACTGTCCCGGTGAGAAAGCTGCCCGCCGTCACCACCGGCTCCTGGAGAGGCGGCATCGGCAACTCGATATAATCTTTATCAGTCCATCCGTCCAGCCAGAACTCCCAGACTTGCGTGATGAAAGACCGCCAAGCCAGCACATGCTCCGCGTAGCGCCGCGCCGCCGCGATGATAATGTTCAGCTCGCCGTCCTCGGTGCTCGGGCCCGCCTTTTTCACCACCTCCACGGAAAAGTCGCATGTCGCCACCACCGTCGCCACCGCCCGGATATACCGGTATGCTCCCGTGTACGCCTTCTCCTGCACGTTGTTGGAAGTTGTTACCTGCGTGAAAACCCCGCTGGAGACATCACTCCAGGTCACATTGTCTTCGCTTTCCTGGAGTTTTACATCTACTTTTCCACCGGAACCGAAAGTCCCCGCCACGAGGTTCACCAGCGCGTCATAGCCGCTTACCTCCACCTCGCTCCCCACCAGCGAATACGCGGCCGCCGCCACATGCGCGCCCGGCTGGATACTTACCCCCAGCGACAGGTTGTCTGCCAGCGCCTCGCTATCGATTCTTAAATGCGCCTTGGCTTCCGCCAGGCTGACCGGCTCTACCGCCGGCTCCGTCTTTATTTTGAGCGCCATATTTTTACCTCTTCTTTTTTTTCGCCTGGTTATTATGGAGGACGGCCTTTTCAATCGGTGAATCGAGGATCGCGGTTTCTGCCTTGTCCCTTACCGGTTCCGCCAATGCCGCTTTTATCCATGCCACCGCGCTTTCATTGGGGACATCGACTTCCTCGCCGACATTGAACGAACCCAGGGGAGTCGCGCAGGCTTTGAGCATTCTGATTTTCATATTTTCTCCTTCACTCCTTTTTTATGGGGAGGTGCCTGGGGCGAGTGAAAGGAGTTAAACCCGCCCCAGACTTTGGGAGGTTAATTCCCGCCTTGCCGAAGGGCAGGTTTAAGTCGCTTAATCCTTATTCAATATAAATATAACCGCCATAGATTGTTGTCAGAGGGTTAGTCGCCCAGGTTGGCTGAATGCCTTTGATTTCGATATAGTCGCCCACGGCCACGGCTATATTTAGACCGGTGTTACTGAATATTCTCTCATTGGCGGATACCGAAAGCGTGGCAATCAAAGTGTCGGCTGAATTGTTTTTCCTGATATAAAGCGACCAGGCTTCGGCTGTGCCTGCCGTTCCGGAGTAGCAGTAAATCTCGGCTATTTTAATTGTGCCAGCTTTGCGAATATAAATCTTGCTTATATTGGCTGATGTTGCCGGTGCTTTGGGCATCATCCCAAAATAGACAGTTGCTCCATCAGCCGGGCTGGAGGTTAAGGCTTGGACAGGGATAGTATAATTACTGACCCCAGGCACCCCTTGGATGCCCTGGTTTCCAGTATCTCCTTTGATTCCTTGGACGCCTGGCTCTCCCTGTATACCCTGCTGGCCAGTGTTGCCTGTATCTCCTTTATCGCCTTTTGCTCCTGGCGCTCCATCGTCTCCAGTTATGCCCTGCGCTCCATCAGCTCCAGGATATCCTTGCGGCCCATCATCACCCTGGTCTCCCTTCGTTCCTGGCTCGCCTTGTATACCCTGGATACCCTGCTCGCCAATATCACCTTTTATTCCTGGTGCTCCATCATTCCCAGGTAAACCTTGTATGCCCTGCGCTCCATCAGCTCCAGGATATCCTTGCGGCCCATCATCACCCTGATCCCCCTTCGTTCCTGGCTCGCCTTGTATACCCTGGATACCCTGCTCGCCAATATCACCTTTTATTCCTGGTGCTCCATCATTCCCAGGTAAACCTTGTATGCCCTGCGCTCCATCAGCTCCAGGATATCCTTGCGGCCCAGGAAGTAACTCAATATTTGCCAGAGCAGCAGCCAGTTCCTCATCCATTGTTACTTCAGGAGGAATAAAGGGAATATCCTCCCAATTAGAGCCAACAAACCTACGCAGAATTCCTTTTAACGGATGTAACCAGACTCTGTCCTCGATATCACTTACATTGAGCCATCCGTCTCTGGGATTGGGTTCATTAGACATCTTATTTTCTCCTAAGAGGTAGAGTTGGGGGTGTTTAAGGCACACCCCCAAAAGCCTTTGAAGTTACGGAGTTATCTGAAGCATGATGAATGGGGCACCTTGGCCACCGCCATAGGCATTGGCCAGAATGAATCCCGCATGCTGAGCTTGGATAGAACCGTACCCTGTAGTAGCGACCTCATCACCTGAGCCGTTATAACGGAAACACACATTTCTGTCGCTATTCCCTGCACCACATCCTGCTGAGGTAGCTATCCAGATGGGTCCCCAGGTCTGCAACCAGAAGAATTGGCCATCGGTTGCAGCTATTGTCGGCACGCCTATTATTGAAGCAACCTCGCTAACAGCAGTCACGACATTGAGATACGGACTGGCCATAGCCTCGGCATAAGACGTATCCGCCACTACCGCAATCGGAGTCGGGGAATCCAGATAAATAGTCATTTCCGCTGCGGCAGTGATGGGAGCAGCCGTATTACCTATTATCTGCCGGACGAAAACTTTATTATTGGAAGGGATTGTCGGGAATACCACGATGTATCCGCCTACCAATTCGTCCTCGGCGATAATACCGTTATGCGCTGCACCGGCTGTAGTCGGTCTGTCGATAGTTAGAGAGGTCGCACCGGCAGGAGCAGAGACCGCCACGGTGCATTGAGCTATGTGCTGATGAATACCTACTTGGGAACCTACGTCGGGGATCTGGATTCCACTGGACTTTGCATAGGCAAATGTCCTGCCTCCCAGTCTCAGCAAAGTTCCCAGTGGATACTTCTGAACGGCATCCGCCTCATAGGGTGTGCCACCTTCAACTTCAATTTCTGCTTCTCCCACTTCGGGAATAAATATTCTCGCTCTTTTACCAGTCATTTTATTTTTTCCTCCTGTTATTTTTGTTCGACGGGGCGGAGTTTCACCGCCCCGCATTATTTTTTTCGGTGTCAGGTTTAGGTGGGGTTCTGCAGGCTGGAGAAGGCCAGAGGCCGGACCACGCCGCCGCCGACCCTGAAGGAACCTATGAAACCGACCAGCCCGGCTTCGGCATAGAGCTCATCCAGTCTCTGGAAGGTCATGCCCATGCGGTCGTAAACTCTGTAGCCGGCTTTGAAGTCGCCAAAAACCACGCAGTTCTTGTCGGCCACGGAATCCGCCGGATAGTTCATGTCGTCCTGGTTGAAGACGCCATAACCGCACAGGAGGTCGGGTTTCCCTGCCTGCACGCTCGGCTGCCACAGGAACTCGCCGCTGCCGCCGGTATAGGTGGCGCGCAGTTTCCGCAGCGCCAGTTCGGTCTTGCTGTTCATCAGGAACGAGCCATTCTTCCGGTACTGCGGAGCCACCGCATAGATTGCACCCAGGATGTCTTCGACGATGATGACATCCGCCGTCGCCAGGTCTATCTTGGTAATCCCGGAGGTGGCATCGAGAGCTACGCCGCTCGGTTGGCTAGCGCTATGCCCGGTGCCGACGGTGAAGCCCGTGTCCTCCGTCTCGGCTCTTTTATTGCTGAAGGAGTCGATAATGGCCGCTTCCAGGTTGGCATCGGTATCCATTAGTTCGTTCTTGCCTACCTTCGCCAATCCGTTGAGGTCTTCGACATAGATATAGTCCTTACTCGGGACCAGGGTGGTTTCGGGTATTACCGCTCCGAGTTCCAGTGTGCCCCATCCCATCGTTACTTCGGTCAGGCTCCGGCGTGATACCTTGTCCCTGGTTGTGGTTCTCACCGTTGCCAGCTGGCGCATGAAACTTAACTTGGGAAGGGCCCGGTATATCTCCGCTTCGAGGTCTTCCGGGACCATCAGAAGGCCGGCAGTATTTTCGACCAGGGCACGCTCTTCGGGGGCAAGCGCTGCCAGGCCGTGCCTCATCCCTTTGAAGAAGGCCGCCCTCTTCTCAATTTTCTGGTCTCCGGTTGGGGCAGCGGGGCTGGCGGTGTTTCCCATCTCCAGCGCCTGCAGGCGTTCCTCGCGGTCGATGTCTGCTTTCGCCTTGTCCACGTCCGCCATGATTTTGTCCCACTGGGTTCGTTCCTCGGCGGTCAGTTCCCGTTTTTCAGCCTCCGCCTTGCTGTCGAGCTCCCTGGCCTGTTTGACCAGGGCCGCCCGCTTTTGACGCACTTCCATAATGTTTTTCATCTGTTTTGTTTTTCCCTCCGTAAAAATTTATTTTTATATCCGTTCCGCTATATCCAGCTTCCGTTTATGGCTCGCCAGGCTGCCGGCGGCCCCCCTTTGCGAGGGAGACTCCCGGGGGTCCGGTTTATCCTCTTTGGATTCGGATAATGCGCTCAAATAATCCCGCACTTTTGCCGATGTTTGCTGGTAAGCAGGGTAAGTAACGATTGAAATATCGAAAAGTTTTATCTCATCCAATGTGCGTATGACACTGCCATCTTTCTTATTTTCCCATGAATCTTTGATAGCATTAAATTTAAAAGAACATTGATTGATATCCCCTCTGTTGATGCTTACCTGTAAATCCCTGCACCACTGGGTATCAGGCGGATCGATGTCAAAGTGGACACCTTCATCATCCTCAACCAGTTTTAATGTCCCCGCTTTGTTCCTCCCCAATATGTAATTAGGGTCATGGTTTTGAGCTGCCCGGATATCATCATTCAAAATAGTATTTTTGCATGACTTTGGCGCCACCTGCTCCCGGAATCCCCCCAGGTCGTCAGATAATTTATTGAATACTATGGCATACCCCTTGATAACCGGTTTTTTATTTTCACCCTGGTCGACTCGCACTTCAGTAATAATGTTGCGAAGTTCATAATCGGAAATCAGGCTGTTGAGTTCTCCGGGTTCGAGTTTGGCATCTTTGAGATGGGCGGCCAGGTGCCGCCAGACGCCCTTTCTATCGGCATCCGGTATATTGGCTCCCCCCATGGCGCCATTAAGCACCCCTATCCCTGACTGGCAGCCCTTAATGTTGGCGGCCCCGATTTTTCCGCCGGAGCTCACCTCGTGATGAATGAATTTATAGGCGGTCTTAGTATCGGGGTCTTTATCCGGGTCGACCCATGCGAAGGCTTCTCTCAATACCGATTCGCCGGCATCATTGGAGATAGCGGCTTTGTTAGCCGGCCCGTCCCACGGTCCGTTGGATGTCGCTGTATGATGTATTTTAATGGCAGCCATATTTACCTCCTGATTCGCGGTAATAAAAAAGCCCCGTCTCTGCGAGGCTCTATTTCGCAAATAATAATTCAGGTCAAACCAATCCCGTCAGACTCGGCATCGGACGGCTGGTCTCCCAGTTGGTCAATGCTGACTCCATATCAGCCGCGGCTACGTCTCCAAGGTCATGCTTGGATTGCGCGATATAGCGGTCGGCATATTCCCCAGCTCTATCCCCCAGCGCCGGTTCCACCTGTTTGATGATGAACTCTCGGAAATCGCGGTAGAATTCGGTCAGCCATTCAGCTACCTGCTCCGGGTTTTTCTTGGCCTGGCGGATGATATCTCGCTTTTCTCTTTCCGCGATGCGGCGGACGGCATCGGCAAGCAGCGCCCGGGCGGCATCCCGATTGTTAGACGAGGATTGAGCATCGCCAGTTTTCGCCGTGTTTTTCTCCAGATATTCATCGACTTTATCTACTGGTATCATATTGGCCTGGATGTAATAGCGCTTACCCAGACCGTCAGATATCGGGTTCATATCCTCTTTTTCTCTCGCTTCATCCGCGCATAATGCGCCCAGATAATACAGCTCGCGGTAAAATGATGCTCTGGCTGCCGAATCGCCCCTCAAAAGCCCTTCGAGCGAAAATTTCACATAATGCCGGTCATCCAACAGTTTACGGTTATATTCCTGCTCAAAGTTCACTACCCACGGCAGCATCGTGTCTGTGACAAACTCCATACCTTGGTGCTCGATATTGCTGAATGTTGACCGCAGCAGGTGCCCGATTTTATGTAGTTGCACCCCGAAGATACGGGCGATATCTTCGATCTGGAATTGCCTGGTTTCCAGGAACTGCGCCTCATTCGGAGGAATGCCGACTTTCTGGTATTTCATGCCCTCTTCGAGCAGGAGCAACCGGTGCGAATTCCCCAGTCCTCCATATTCTTCATTCAGACTGCGAGAGAGATTCTTGGAACCCTCGGCTGTCAATATCTTCGGATGCTCCGCCACACCACCAACATTCATACCATTGCCGAAAAATAAACCGCCGAATTTCTCGGCGGCGAGGCTTATACCTATTGTCTCTGCATGTTGGCGGATGGGCGAAAGCCCTTTCATGCCATCCGTCCCCAGCCCCATGACATGCAGTACACGGTATGGCTGCAGATTTTTGGTTTCTCCATCCAGGTATACCCGGTAAAATAATTCTTTTGATTGCGTCCTCATCGGCTCGCAGCACCAGGGAGGAATCGGCCACAATGCTTTACTTTTCCCGTATTCATCGAACTCTATTTCCGCATAAGCATTTCCATGCAGTGCCGCATTCGTCATTTCTAATTTGTGATAGGTAAAAGAACTTATCTCCGGGTTGGGTTCTTTGTGTAATATCTTATAGACGTCGATATCGATATCTTTTTCTTTGCTTCCATTGGGATTATTATATAGAATATGAACCGGCAATGCCGCCAGCGTGTAGGATAGCACTCTCACACACGCCCAGACTGCCGATGTCCGCATCGCGCTTGCCGGTGTTACCACCACGCCGGAAGATGTTGGATTGCCTCCCGACCCCAGCCAGTAAGCCGGATTCTTAACATTCAGCCCGACTCTCTGTTCAATAAATTCCTTAATCTTCCCCATATTTAACCGCCTGATTTAGTATTTGACCGCTTGGTTAAACCGAGATACATCAAACCGGCGCCGGCTATGATATAAGCCGCCGGATGGTAAATAAGCCAGATGCCGCCAATCACTCCGGCAGCTCCTAGCAATATCATCAAATCATCGATATCTAAATTGCGTATCTTTTTCAAAATACCTTGACCCCCCTGCTTTCATATATGCTCTTGCCGGTTGCCCCCAGCGCCACCGCATCCAGCCTCCCCTTCCAGCTCAATATCGCCGCCATCGCCAGGTCTATCTTATTCGGGCTGTCCCCCCGCTCCTTCTTTATCACCCATAGCCGCTTCCCTTGCTCGTCCCTCTTGTTCAGTTCATTCTTGAATGCATTCCCGATGTGCCGCGTCAGATGCGAATTTCCGTCATGGCTTAATTCCTTGCTCTTTATCGCCGTATCGAAAGCCTCGATGGCATAGCACATCTGGTTATACCGGTTCGTGTACCATTCGACAACCTTCTCCTTGCCGTAAAGCCCCGCCCACTTCGCCGTATATGACAGCCAGTATTGAGGGTCAGCATACATCCGCCACACGTCGTAATTCTCGAAGGCCGCCGTCACCGCTTCTTCTATCTCATTGACCGGCGCCTGCCAATCCTTTTTCCCGAACGGACATTCCCATAATCCCAGCACGAATTGGTATCCCGATTCGATTTCCGTCCCCACCAATGCAACAGAATCGTGGAACATGGCACCATCGAATCCGAGTGTAATTAAGGTTTTTTCCTTTACCTTGTAATTCTTCTTTGCCAGTGGTTTCCATTCATTTACATCGAAGGCTTTGAGCGATGCCTTCACCAGCCGGTTGCAATATACGCGGTCGAAATATGCCCGGTCTGTCGTCGGGTCCCGCCACAGTTCTACGATTGCATCGATGTCCCGCCACGATGCCGCTATCCCAGAAGCCTCGAGCACCGCCGCCCGCACATCCTCCGCAGTATTCAATAGATGCTCATCCGCCGCCTGCCGGTGAAAATAAAACAAGCGGGAATCTTTAATCCGCCCCTCTTTCACCGCCTGGGCGTACTCCATGGTCTTTTCTGCCACCGAACCCGCCCCTGGCTCCGGTGCCGTCGTCACCTCCAGCCCCCAGGCATCCGCCTCTTTTCTTTTCGGCAAATTCGCCATCATCGTCTGATGCGCCTGCAGCAACCGGGGCAAGGTCCACCAGTGAGTCTCGTCCATCACGGAAAATGTTGTCCTCGCGCCATCACGGGCGTTAGGCGAAGATGAAAGCGATACCACTTTCCCGTCGCCCCGCTTCCTCATAATTCTTTCCATCCCGATATCGAAGTCTTTCCCCAGCGGCCCCTCCTCCAGGATGACCTTCAATGTCCCGTAACACAGTTCGTCGGACTGCTCTTCTGTGTATGCCACCATCGGTATATAAGGGTCGGTAACCGGCCCCCCGATGGGATTTCCCTTTTTATCCCAGCCTATGCAACGCACCGGCGACTCCGGGTGAAGCTCGCACGCCGCGATCCACGCCGCCAGTTCTGTCTTTGCCAGCCCCTTCGCCAGGCTGATGCCCACCCTCTTGAACCGGCGCCGTCCCTCTACTGCGTGTCCCTGCGGATATACCTCATACATCCGCCATATCAAAGCCCGTTTATCGGCATCTAATACTGCCTTTTCGCCGCGGAGGTCTCCCGGCCCGAATACCAGATTCTCCTCGATAAAGTCGCAGACCTGGCCCCCCAGGGACGGATACCACTTTCCTTTATCATCCGGCACTGTTAAAACGGACATATCAATTTTTTGCCTCGAGTGCAACCCTCGGGTCGATCTTATAAACCTTTACTTTTCTGCCATTATTGCGCCGCCTCTGGCCTTTGGCATTAGCGCCTTCCGCCTTCTCAATCTCCCACTGCAATCTCCGGCGGTCTATCGGTGTCAACCCAAAACACTGCCTCTGCAGCCGTATCTCTGTCGCCAGTGCCGGCAATGACCCCTTTTTCGTAGCCGACTCCCTCCAGTATTGGTCGATCAGGTCCGCCAGTATGTATAACTGATGAATATCGGATTGGATGAACTCCGGTGCCATCGGAGATTTCCATATATCCAGCCACCACGCGATAGTTTCTGGGCGCCACTTCCGCCGACGCTTTGGAAGTTCAGGTATTTTAGTAATCGGGGCCTTTTCAATAAATATCGTTGCCGTTACATCTTTATTTCTGCGTTGCCGCAGCTTTGGGTTTTTAGGAATTGGACCTGGCATTAAATTTCACCCCGTAATCGTAATCGTTTCAACAATCGGCTAGCTAAATGTTCTAAAACCTAACCCGCGCGCGAGTTTAATGTATTTTCCCCAGCCTTTCGCGATTTCCCCTCAACCCGTACAGTATTATTTCCTGTTTGCACTAGGTCTAGAGACGTGAGGCCTTAGACTTTTTTACCCCCTATCCCTCCTCAATTATTTCTGTGTAGGATTGCCGAATGCGCCGTCTTCTTTGGCGGTCTTAATGTCATGGCATTCTTTGCAGGCGGATTGATGATTGGCTGGGTCCCAGAAGAGCTTATAGTCACCGCGATGGGGCTTGATGTGGTCGACGAGGGTGGCGGCTTTAACGACTGAAGGGTCTTTAGCGAGGCAGATGACACAGAGAGGATGAGCCGCCAGGTAGGCTTTGGTGTACTGTTGCCAGCGGTAGTTATAGCCGCGCTGGGTGCTGGTGCCCCGCTCGCGGTCATACTGGCGGCGGGTCTGCTTTAAGCACTCTCGGCAGTAGCCGCTTTTGTCTTCCGTTAGGTGGGGACAGCCGGGATAGCGGCAGGGGCGCATCGGCTTTAAGGGCATCGAAACTCCTTGCTTTATTTCTCGTGGAATAATAGGGGGAAGATTACGGATAAGGGTGAAACCCCTCACCCTTACCTCTCCCGCAAGGGGAGAGGAGAAATAGGACGGATTGCTTCGATACCCTCGCAATGACAGGAGGATGTGGTAGCGGGCCGGAGACTCGGACTCCGCTCTCGGGTTTATGAGACCCGCGACTGCCTGTTGTCCTGCCCCGCGGCGTCGCTTAAATAAAAAACCCCTGGAGGGTAGAACCCTACAGGGTAAACCCCGGCGAACCGGGGCTTGAGGACATTTCTTGATACTATCCCTCATTTTAAGCGGTTATGTTCAGTTTGTCAAGAGGGATACACTTTTTTGGTGTATTTTAGCTTGCGGCCATCTTCTTTGTTTTTATAGTGCGTCCAGTCCCGGTAACTTACGCCGACCCGCTTTTTGCGGCGGCAGGATTGATAACGGGGGCAGTCCAGGCAGTTGAGCCACCTGGGGCAGGGCCCGGAGCTGATATAGCTCACGGCGCTGTTGATGCGGCGGCGGACCTCCCATATCGGCATATTGTTTCCATGGGCAAGGTCAGCGATAATTTCTTTGTCATTTTCCTCGGGGTTGTATCGAATGTAATACTCTTCGACGAGGTAGTGGTCGGTGCCGGTCATGGCGAGGCGATTATCGATTTCCGCGGCGACCTGGCAGGCGGACTCATAGAAGGCGTGGGAACTGACGCCGGCGCGTTTGCCCTCCACATAACCACCGGAGGGCTCGGCAGGATAAGCCCCTTCCCGCATCTCCAACAGCCAGGGGAGGAGCAGGTCGATATCCGCCCGGTCATAGCGGACGCTGCCGGGGGCTACCCAAACAAGTTGACCTTTTTCATAGCGTCGGCGCACTAGACCATCTCTCCTTCTGGAATATCAATATCGAACTGGGAAAAGGGGCAGGATAATCCGAGCCTTCGAAGTGTAAACGTCCTTTGATGAATCTGATTTCTTTAGCTTTCATCGCCCAATCGTGCCACCATTTCGTATCCGTTCGAGATGGGACTAGAACAATGACTGTCTTTCCTTTTTGACTTTCCGAGTATGCTTTCATCAACCACCTATCGATAAAACGTCCATACGGTGGGTTGCAATAAGTCGCCCCCCCCATTCCCTCAAAAGCCCATCGATACCATTGCCGAGCGGGCAAGGGTCATCGTTGAAGTGAAACTCTTTATCAAGTTCCTCGTATAAGTCCTTTGGTGTTTGGTAATGAGGACTTTTAGAGCTGAAGAGGGCGCGGTTTAATTTTGTCATTCCACTTTCTCCCTTCGGCTGGGTGGCTGGCGCATAAACTTGCCCAGCTCCTCCTCCGTCATATCCGTGCGGGGCTGTACCGCATAAGGCGGGGGTAAAGGACGCGGAGGGATATCCAGCTTCAGCCCGTATTTCTGCCATTTATACTGCATGAGCTCGACATGGGCCTGCTGCGAGATGAGCCAGAAGAAGGGCGTCTCCGTTTTTTCTTGTTCCACTTTCAACTCCTTCAGGATGAAACCTTAAGGATGAATCCAATAAAAAAGGCGGGCCTCTCCCGATTCCTCCGGGACAAGTCCGCCTCCGTTTTTCGGTCAGCGTCTTAGTCTTTTAGAGCTTTACGCTTTCTATCACTTTTTCCAGCTTTACTCTCATCAATTTGCCGTCCTGTATATATATTATACACGGAATCTCCCCGTGCTCAATGCCCTGGCGCCGGATAAGCAGGATTAAATTTCTTTCCGCTTCCGTGAGTTGGATTTCAGGCATGTGGCGACTCCTTTATCGTGATGAATAACTCGGGGAGAGCTTTCCCGTCTATCCTCCTGTAGCCGTCCGCCCAGCGCATTTTCCGGTCGTTGATGCCGGTGACCTCCTGGATGGCGTCCAGAGTACATTTTGAGAGGTTGCTTAAATCCGGGGCGGAGCGGTGGTCCTTAAAGACGCCGGAGCATTCGACGCGTAGGGGGAGCCGCCAGTCCTCGAGGTGAAAACTTTTTAGCGTCCAGCCCAACTCGTTCATCCAGGCGCGGGCTGCCGCTATGACATACTCCCCGCCATCCTTGGTCCGGCCGCGGTAATGGTTGACGCTGATGCAATCGCCCGGATAACCGATGGCGATGGAGACCGACCTGTCTTCGCTCAATTCAGCCCTCCCACCGGTAAATATCCGGGACAATGTTTCTTTATCCAGTCCAACCAGAAAATCCACTCTCCAGTATTCTCGTCATAAACCTTTTTTTCATCGTCGAGGACGCAAAACAAAGGCCATCGCGTCGTTGAGGTTGTAATCTCGCGTAACACCTCGGTATAGTCAGCATAATTCATCGACTGCGTTGCCCGGAATTTTGCGCCTCTCAAGTTCTCCATGCAATGTTCGAAGATTGCCAACGCCGGCCGGAATCCTGAAGGGGGCTGCGCCCCTCTCCTCTTTTTCAGTTTTGTTGTCATCATTTTATCTCCTGCTTCCTTGAAGCTCATTAAAATATCCTCCTCACCTGGGGATGCCCGCAATCATCGCAGTCCCGGATTTGCCATCCCTTTTTCTCCGGGTGCTGCCGCCAGGCCGACCAGTTCGACCAGGGCCAGTGAATGCCGACACCGCAGAGAATCTTCGAGAGTATTTTCATTGTTTCTTGCCTCCGTCTAAGATTTCAATGTCTTCGATTTTTACAATAAGCTCCCGTCGGAGGTTGATGCGGGCATCTTCCGCTCCCCTGCCCAGGCGGTAATATATTTTCCCCCGGCACTTCAGCCTGAAGACGCCCTGGGGAGGGAGTTTGTAACTGGAATCAGTACTCACGGTTTGGCCTCCTTTTTCCCGCTTATCCTCCGGGCTTTAGCGGGGTCTTTAAAATAGATTATCCACTCGCCGCTGGAATTATCACGGCTCAATGCCCCCCTGCGGGATGTCCAGCCGTCCAGATATCGTTTGAGCGTCGTCTGATTGGCTCCCGTATCATTAGCGCCGGAGTTGAGCATATCTTTTTCCGGCAACGGACCATGCCCGATAAGCTCCTTCCAGACCCAGAGGGCATAAGCGCGGTAGAAATGAGCATTGGCTTTCATTTCAGATGAGCCCTTAAGATATTGGAGTATATCTTTGATAGAGAAGTCAGGTAAAGGAATGTCCGCGCCTGTTTTCTTAACGACCCTCCCGAATTCCCTGGCGATTTCATTGTCTACCCCGGGCATGGTTCCCCCTTGGCGTCTCTGTTGGTTACTTTTCTCGCTCGCTCGCGCGCGCGCTTTCACTCGCAGGGCACGATGGTGTTCGATGATTCTCCGGTGCACCTCTTCCGGCTGGCCGCGCAGGTAGCAATTATCCTCGCCGCAGACGAGACTGATATTCAGGGGATCGTCAAAATGCGCCGGTTCATAGCTGATTTCATCAATCTGGAGTTTTCCCCCGGGGAGCGGCGGCCGATTACAGATGATGCAGGTTTCCCCGTAGGTGGTTATCAGCCATTTATAGTTGGTTTCCCGAACTCTCTGGCTGCCGCGGTTGCCCATCAGGTCTCCTTTCCTTATATATATACTGAACCTTATTTGATGCCCTTATTTTTCTTTAATTTCGCCGGCAGCGGGTGGTTGTAGCCCTCCAGGTAGAGGTAGCCGCCCACGCTGGCAAGGTTCGCCGGCAGCGGGTGGTTGTAGCCCCGAAGGTCGAGGTAGCCGCCCACGCTGGCAAGGTTCGCCGGCAGCGGGTGGTTGTAGCCCCGAAGGTCGAGGGAGCCGCCCACGCTGGCAAGGTTCGCCGGCAGCGGGTGGTTGTAGCCCCGAAGGTCGAGGGAG